TAGAAGACCCCAGCGGCGGGTAAAGTGTGATCGCCATCAGCCCTGCCCGCCGTTAATCATGAGGGTAACCGTAGTGGCCGAAGCCGACGCCTGAATGGTGCCGCCCGCCGTCAAAACCTGATTTCCGGTCCACTGTACCGTGCTCCGGGCAGGGATCGGCGCGATATAAAACAGCGCATTCCCTGCGCTGGGCGACCCGCCAGACGGAACCAGATAGATGGTGAAAGTTGCTGCGGTCGCAGCCGTGTTGCAGATCTCGATATCGTTCAACGTGAATTGAAGGCCCGGGTTGACCGTGTAAAGGATGGTCGTACTGGTGCTCATGGGCACCCGCGAAAGCGACGTACCCTTGGTATACGTCAGAATGTTGTTGACGTAAGTGCCCAGCGTGTTGATGGCCACCACGCCGTTTTTCTGGGTTGTGAGGATATCGTCTAAACTGGCGGGCATCAGAACTTCCCATCGGGTTGCAGGCGATACCTTATCCCACCGAGACGCCAGAAGGAATTAAGGTCGTTGCTCGATACCTCAATAGACACCAGACGGCCACGGAACCGGGGCGTGATATAGTTCACTGCCTCGCTGATCGTGAACGGGCCATAGCTCAGCACCGCGCCATCAGGATAATCGGCCACATGGAAGGTCAGCTTCACCTCGGCATTCTGAGCGCCGTTGTAAAAACCCCACTTCATGTCCGGCCAGACCTGATCTACGAACATCTTCATTTCCGCTTCGGACATCTCAAAGAAGCCGGTGCGGAAGCTCGACGCCATAGCCTCGGTGTCAGCGTTGAAGCCAATTTCATGCTGATAGATGTAGCCGGTGGACGATGCGCCCATGGGCTGGCCGAGAACACTCTGATCGAGCCATGCCGACCGGTCGAGCGAGCCGTAGTCCCACTGATTGATCAGCACGTTCAGCTTCACATAGCTGTCGTTTTGGCCATTCACGCTACTGTTCGACGGGTAGTACCACGCGATCTCGCTGAAGCTGGAGTTCACGGCCACGCGGATGTTGTTCTTGTATGTCTCGTTCAGGTTCTGGAACACAACGTCCCAAACCGGACAGGGGACCGGCTCAACGCCGCCACCAGCAAGCTTGAAGAACTGATTGACGCCCATCCAGTACACGTCGCCATTGATGGCCCCAGCCGCCTTCGGCGCTTTCAAGCCGCAGCCAGCACCGATCTCGTTGAACTGGTAGATGTAGGGCTGACTGACATACTGCATGGCCCAGACGCCGAGATCGGTCCAAATCAGGCCCTGCTGCGGGCCTTGGATCCCGCCGACAATCTTGGACCCTTTCGGGATGGTGTAGGAACCAGCCTGATTGGTGACCTGCGGTGCCCACACATTGTAGTTACCAATGTCGCACCAGCGCACCAGCAGGGGCTGCTGGATGCCATTATAGGTCGATCCCCACGCCACAATCTGGCGCTGCGGCATGGCAATGAAAATGCCGTCATTGGCGACGGGGGCCGCGCTGATTAGGGCAGAGCTTGCCGCGCCAGTCGTCGGATCCCACGTGTAGATGCCATCGCCCTGCGGGCAGGACAGCAAGGTCTCGCCCCAGTTGCCAAGCGTCCAATCCGTAAAAGCGGTGCTGCCATAGCTCACGAAAGTGATGGTGCCGCCAGATACATATGCGCCAGTCTCTGTCGACGCGATGACGACGGTGCTGGTGTCGCCAGACAAACTGCCTTCTGTGGACGAGACGACAGTAAAAGGGTTCACGCTATCGTAGTTTGAGGGGTTCACGCCCGTGACCGTGAAAGTGCTTCCCGGGGCAGGCGCAATCAAAGCGCGATTGCCAGAATTGCCGAAGGTATAGGTCACGTACCCGACAGAAGGCGTCGATGGCTGCACGTTGACGATGGTATACTGGCGTCCCTTGGTCGGAAGAGTTCCGATACCAAAAGCGCCAACACCGAAACTTCCAGTGCCAAACCCTGCCGACTTGGGCGGAACGGTGTTCCCCAGAAAGAATTCGTACTGCGCCAAACCGCTATTCAGGTAAACGTTTGTGGTCGCGTTGGCAGAAGTCGATGCGTTGATGGTGAACGTGTTTGCATCCACCACAGACTGGATGACATAGTTGCCGTAAAGCGTGACGCCCGCGAAGGTCGTTGATATCAAAACCGCAAAGAACTGGTTTACCGCATAGCCGTGGGCAGGCAGCGTTACCGTAATGATGTTGCTGCCGTTGGTGCTGTCAAACTTGGGCACAACGCCGCCATTGGCGACTGTCGAAGTGGCAAAAACAGGATACCCAGCAGCGTCGGCGGCGCTGATATAAAAATTATTGGCATCCACGAAGGTGCAATAGTACGAGCCGAACAGAACAAGCCCGCCAACTGCGATCTGGGTACGGATAAAAACCGTATCGCCGGACTGAACGTTCGATGCCGTGTCGGTGATCTTGACCGTAGCAGATCCCGCTGTGGTGCTGACCGAAACCGGCTTATCGACCGTGTACCCTTGCGCGCTGATATTGGAGAGCGTACCGGCGGAACTCAGGCTGTAGAGGCCCGTTGTGGTGCCGATGGCGAGGTACGGGCTGGCATAGGCATCCTGCCAAGCCCACATGGCCTTGGGAACGCCGCTGACGGCGGTGCTGTAGTACTTGAGCCACCCGCCCAGCTTCTGCGGCAGCGCCACGCCCTGACGATCCGGCTGGAACCGAATGAGGTTGCAGGACGAGATCGCAGCCTCGTTGAGCGTGGGCGTCCGGTTCTGATCGACGCCCGGGATGAGGCGCATTGTGGCATGGCTCATGACTTAGCCCTCGCCCTTTTTGTTTCCGAAATTTTTCTTTTGGTTTCCTCAGTATGAGTTTTTCCCCAAAAAGGGTTTTTTTCGCCTCTGATCGACTGAGAAAGGCTCTTAGATATTTTTCTTTTTGTTTCTTCGGATTTCGGAACGCCTTTGTTGGGAGACGGCTTGCCTTTTTTCCGTTCAGACAAAATTTCTTTTGTTTTTACGGAGTGGATTTTCCCCAAATGGAACTTATTACCCTTCATAAATTCAGAATGTTTGCGTCTTTGCTGTTCCGACTTAGGGGGACGCTTTTTGCCCCGCGAGGCATCCCCAAGTTTCCTGCGATGTTCCTCGGAAAAAAGCAAGCCAGCCACGCCTTCCCCACCAAGCGTTTGATTGGCCAGATCCATTCCCAAACTATTCCACATTGCAATTCTTTCCATTTCAATGCGGAAAGCGTCTTCCTCGGTTAGAGACGATGCAACTATGCGGACCTCAACAGACATTCCTTTTGAGTGGAGCTTTTTTTGTATGGCAGTATGGTGAGGGTTCCTGCGGGACATAACATTTGCCCTGCCACCCTTCCCTTTTCCTACATAGAAGGGCTCATCCCGATCGGGTCTCCAATGTTCGTAAACGTAGAACATGTCTTACCCTCGGGTCGGAGAGGCGACGACAGCAGGAGAAAGCGAGGTCCAGCCGCCGCTCTCGTACTTCTTCCGGGCTTCCTCAACCGTCGCGCCCTTCAGCAGGGCTTGATACTGCGTCTCATACGTCACCGGCATCTGCGGATCATTCCCGCTGGCCGACGAGAAATTGCGCTGGTAGGCCGCGATGTAGATCATTGAGGCCATGATGAAGAGATCGGGCAGGTACAGGCTGATGAACGTCGATGGGTTCTCTGCCGACATGCTCGCCGGGCGCTGGGTTCCGACAATCTCGACGGTGTAATTGGCGTCCGGCGCAGGCCCGAGATAGAACAGATTGTCATTGAAGGGCGCGAAATAGGTCGGCTGGCCCTGATTGGCCACTGCTGAAGATCCGTAAACCGCGTCGAGGAATTCCTTCGTGACGGGCAGGCACGGGTTTCGCGTTGCCGTCACAGCGTCAGGGTCTGTCTCTCCCGCCGGGGTGATGACGTTGATCTGCTCGCTCACCACAAAAGGATAGCCGGTAAGCTGGAGCCGCCGGTCGCCGGTCGTGAGCGTGTAGGTGTTGGCAACGCTGGTGACGAGGAAATCCAGATCACGGTAAATGCGGTTCTCGGCGTAAGTGATCGCCTGCGGCAGCGTGATCAGGAATTCGGTGTTGGCAGGATCCACGACGGCCATGTTGGCAATCTGGGCCACATAGCTGGTGGTCCCAGCTACGCTGCCGTCATAGCTCAGCCCGGTTGTCATGGCGCTACCCCTTTACGGTCGAGACGATCTTTTCGAGTGTTCTGCCGCCAATATAACCGCCAAGGCACAATTTTACCAAGTCAATGATTTGGAGAAGCAGCGTATCCCCTACGCGCAAGGGCGGGAGACCAAACCAGCCTACAAAAAGCGGCTGTAGGAACCCAAACCAGAACACGATGAAGACGAAAAGCAGCGCGGTGATTGGCCTCCAGAGGCGCTGGAGCGGGCTTTCGCCCTGCATCTCGGCCATGATCACGTCGCCCTGTGTCCGTGTGACATCCGCGATAGTCGAAAGCACCTGCTTTTCAACCTCGGCGCGGATCTCGTACTCGGAAAGCTTGCGATCCTGCATCGAGGCGAACAGGCCGACGATCTTATCGATCAGCGGCCCGGCTAGAAACTTGGTGAGCCACGCCAGCATCAGATGCCCCAGTCGCGTTTCTGAGTGTACCGCTGGTAGACGATCCAGCCGAGTGCGACCAATACGACCACGGCCAGTACGCCAATCGCATTTTGCCCAGAGAATACAGACGAGGCATTCGTGGCGATTTCCTTCGCGGATGCGCTGATGGTGGCCGCAGCAGCTACGCCAGCCGCGACATTGGTGGTGCTAAGTGACAGTGGCTTGCCCTGAGCGGGCTCTACCGGCGGACGCTCTTCTCTTGGCGTATCCATATTGCCGGAGCCCTTCACAAAAAGGGCTGCTTCAGCAGCGCGGCGCTTGACGAGGCCGGGCAAAATCTTGCCACCAGCACGGTTCCACAAGGCGAATGCATCCGCTGCGTCAGCAAAACGCCCTTGATTGATGAACCGAACAACGGAGGATTTGGCGAAACCAGCAGCGCCGATATTGTAACAAAGGGAGACACAAGCCGCGAATTGGTTGGCAGTCAGATCAGCCGTTATCGCGTCATCGACGGCCTTCTCATATTTCTGGAGATCGCGCCGAAGCATGGCCTCGGCCTGCTCTTTGGTGATCGTCAGGCCCGCAGTGACCTGCGGATCTCCCGCCATAGACGTGTGGCCATAGCCAATAGTCCAGACGCCAACGACATCTTTATAGGCTTTCAGCCGCAGACCTTCATAATTCTTGATAAGGCTCAAGCCGTCTTCGTTGGTCTGCATGCTTCTCTCCATATGCAGGTTCAGCGTTTATCTACCTTGCCATCCAGCTTGTCGGATATCCGGATGAGCATGTCTTTGATCTCGCGCATGCTCTCTTGGAACTCATCCTTGCGAAGGTAGTTGCTTGGCAAGCCTACCTCGATCTCATGGATGTCGTTCTTTAGCTTCTCGACCGCTTCCCATAGCGTTCTGCCAAGCCAGCCGCCGACGCCCATCATGACGGCGGCAACGATATTAACCCAGAATTGCGCGTCCAATTCGACACCCATGTTTTTACCCGGCGAGAGGTTCCATCTGATACCACCCGTCGCCCCACAGGTCATACAAGCGGCGGAAGTATTTATCATATTTTTTCCCGATCACGGGAAGTGAGTAGTTATCGATAGCGTGCTTCCGTATAGAAGCGTAATCAAGCGTTTTAACTGCTTCGGCAGCCTCACAAAACTCCCGCAGCGTGTGGCAATGAAAGCCCGTCTTGCCTTCGATCACAGTCTCGGTCATCGCGCCCCAATCGGTTGTGATAACCGGCGTTCCGCAAGCCTGAGCCTCAATAGCGACGTTGCCGAAAGGCTCCACATAGATCGTGGGGACGAAAACAGCCTGCGCCCGGGACATGAGTTCGCCGCGCTTCTCGGGGCCGACAACGCCCACATACTCGCCATATTCCGGCGGCGTCCCCTGCCCGGCAACCACCAGCCGCTTGCCCAGCCGCTTGCAGGTTTCCACAGCAATGTTGAAGCCCTTCCGGTCAATCAGCCGCCCGATGAACAGGTAATAGTCGTCTTTCTCGGCGCTGAACGGAAACATGGCCGGGTCCAGATAGCCCGGGATCACCTGATCATAAAACCGGCCATCGGTGTCGAAGGGCTTGCCGGTTGCCGCACCAAGGCACGTATGCATCCACGCGTAACTTTCCCACACGCGGTAGGCCGAGAAAACACCGGCATATCCGATGCCAAACTCCACAGTCATGTTGGCCGGGAAGGCATCAGCGACGGGCTTTTGGTTCCACCCGGCAATCGCACAGATGAAATCCCGGGGCTGGATCCGCTTGCCGATCTCCGCGATGCAGTTCTTGTTGTAGATTTGCCAGCCCGGGGAGTTGATGTCCCAATTTGCCACGATGGATTGGGAATTGTTTTTGTCCCCATCGCAGAACGCCATGCGGTCGCTTTCTGACATGCAAATCACATGCTCCGTGACCGGCATCTCATTCTTCGCCCCGGCATAGAGATAGACCTCGTGCCCGAGGTCCATCATCATTTTGGCAAAAAACTTAACCTTGTTCGTGTAGGCACAAGCCGTAAATTCGGTCGTCGTATGGGTGTGCGGGAGGGAAAGAACATGCATCCTCATGCGACGAACACACCATAAAAGGCGCGCCCAATGAGCCCGTTTTCGCCCTTAAGCTCTTCAACGGTGCCTTTACCGCCAAGCCACTGGCCCAGCTTTTCGGCCTTCAATTCATGCGGATGGCCGGGATGCGGCGGGATGTCGATCCAGTCGAAAATCCGTACCACACGGGCACCGCGCAGGGCGTTCTTAACGATCTTCTCCGGGTCGATCACGTGCTGGAGGACGTTGTAAATCCACGCCTCATCGTAGCCTTTTTGCGTAAATTCCTCGGCGGGGATGCGGCTATATCCGACGCCCGCAGCGGAGTACCGATCCGCCACCCACCCGGGATAGTTGCACGGGTCGATGACCATCGAACGAGGCCCAAGATTGATGCACTTGAGCAGCATCGAGACGGGGCCACCGCCGAGATCCACCACATCCCGCCCGCGCATGTCGTAGACCGGCCACTTGCCGTTGCGGGGGTCGTTAATCAGGCCCATGCGGTGCGCGTAGGACACCTGCTTGGCTTCCTCGCCAAATGTGTTGACGCAGTTACCCCACCAATCGGCCTCAAAGACCTGATGGCCTTTCCATTCATTGTCAGACATCGCTCTCTCCAGTTGCGAAGTGATTTGGTCAGTATACCTACCCGATCAGGATCCATCCATAAGAACGTGGCTTTGCAGTTTGAGGCGTGTAGATTACCAGCACTGCGCCCTGTGCGCCATCGCCGCCGTTACCTGTCGTGGACGACCCGCCGCCGCCGCCACCGCCGCCGCCATAGGAGCCGCCTACGCCACCGACACCAGCTACAGCCGTTCCGGTATTACCGCCACCGCCGCCGCCCGCTCCACCTGGACCAACTGCAACACCAGTGGACAGGATATAATACCGCCCCGCGCCGCCAGCGCCACCGGCCCAAGACCCCGCGCCGTTTCCGCCCCCGCCGCCGCCGCCAAAATTGCCACTGCTACCGGGGGTGCCGCCACTTACAGCAGAACCAAGGGAATTGATACCGCCTACACCACCTGACGCGCCAGTGACTGATCCGCCTGCACCCCCAACGCCACCGCCGCCGCCAGCGCCTGTGCTTGTACCGGAGCCGCCCGCAAAACCACTAGCGGATGCTGTAGCTGACGACCCACCGCCCGTCCCGCCAGTATCGGTGGCAACTGTCGAACCTGCGTTACCGCCACTATATGTATTTGTTCCGTAACCGTTTGCCGCAGCGCCGCCAAGACCTGTGCTTGTATCCAGACCTCCTGTGCCACCCTTAGCAAGCACGCCAGTTGTGTTGGAAGTTGGCGCTGTGTTTGACGACGTATTGGAAGATGTGTTCCAATTTAGCCACGTATCACCGCCAGTGCCGCCAGCGGTATTCGCGGTAAGTGATCCAGAGCCTTTTGCGCCGATGGAATAGTAGACTGTTGTACCTTGGCCGAAAGCAAAATTAGTACTGACTGAGGCAGCGCCGCCACCGCCACCTCGTGAAGATTTTCCACCGTCTGTTTGGCGACCGCCGCCGCCGCCAGCGCCGATGGCAATGATAGTGTTCGCCGATGACATATCCGTCGGCGTCGTCCAAGTCGTGCCGCTGTCGAGCAAAACGGTCTTAACCGTCGGTGTGTAGGTAATGATGACGACGCCCGCGCCACCTGCCGCGCCCGCAAGATTGCCGCCAGAACTACGGGCACCAGCAGCACCGCCGCCATAGGTACCGCCAGCACGGCCTGCTATACCGTTGGACCCCGGACCTCCTGCGCCAGTCCCCGCCCCGGCTGTACGACTTACGTTGCTGTACCCAGTGGATGCAAAGACATTCAGGGCGTTGTAGTTTGACCCCGCCGTTCCCGCCACACTTGTGCCGGGGCTGGCAAGATTACCGCCATTGGCTGAACCGCCATAGCCCGCGCCGCCAGAAGCAGTGCCGCCATTTCCGCCCGCTCCAAGTGCCCCCGCCGCGCCGCCACCGGCTCCAGAGGTGGTGCTTAGAACACCCGTTTCACCGTCGCCGCCAGAATATTTCGTAGTGCCTGTTCCGCTGGCTGAAGCCCCGCCAGTGCCACCAGCGCCGCCGGAGCCGCCGATGCCCGGCCCGCCGCCTTTAGCACCGACAGAAGAGGCCGCGAGGTTTGCGCCGTTGAACCAAGTGTCACCGCCCGTGCCACCATTATTCGAGCCGGAAGCACCCGCAGTTCCAGCGGCACCAACAGCGTAGGTAACCGCTGCGCCTGGTGTGAGCGAAAGGTTGGTAATGGTAGAAGCCGCGCCTCCGCCGCCGCCGCCAGCAACGCCGCCGACGGTCGTCGCCATGCCGCCGGAGCCGCCGCCAGCGCCAATCGTCGTGATCGTGTTGCTTGACGAGTTCCAATCCGCCGGGACCAACCACGTCGTGCCGCTCGTCAGGATGACAGTTTTGGACGCAGGAGCGTATGTGATGACGATGACGCCTTGTCCACCAGCCGCACCAGCCAACGAGCCGGGGCCGTTGGTACGGAACGCGCCGGATGCCCCCGCGCCGTAAGCACCACCTGCCTTACCGGCTGTTTCAACCGTAGTTACCGCGCCCGCACCCGACCCGGAACCGAACGTGGAAGATGTGTTGCTATAAGTGCCGGTGTAAAGGTTTGTGTATACTTTATACGCACCAGCTGTGCCAGCAGTAGTGACCGCCGCGCCAGCTACTGTTCCGCCGTCACCGGACCCGCCAAGAGTTGACGTACCATTCCCGCCCGCGCCGTAAAAACCAGCCGCGCCGCCGCCAGACCCGCCACGCGAAGCCGCTGTTCCAGCAAAGCCGTCGCCGCCGGAGTATTTTACCGTGCCGACACCGCTTGCTGATGCGCCGCCAGTTCCGCCAGCACCTCCCGTTACACCACCGTTTTGACCGAACCCGCCACCAGTTCCGCCCTTAGCTCCGACTGACGAGGCCGCCAGGCTTGCGCCGTTAAAATAGGTATCGCCGCCGGTTCCGCCTGCTGTTGGTGTCGCCGCGCCAGCCGTGCCAGCCGCGCCAATAGCGTAGGTGATCGAAGCACCCGGTGTGAGGGTGAGATTAGTTATGATGGATGAGGCACCGCCAGCACCGCCGCCGCCCGCCGCGTCCGAACCGTTCGCGCCACCACTGCCGCCGCCTCCACCGATAGCGACGATGCTATTGTCAGCCGAGTTCCAGTCAGTAGGAACTGTCCAAGACGTACCGGCGGTGAGGATAATGACGGGCATAGTCGCTCCGACTTAGGCGTTTGGGTCGCTGAAAGTACCGGTAGCCGGGTCATAGACCCATCCAATGTCGCACGGAATGTTAGTCACATCGACCAGCATCGTACCTTCCGGCGCGGGATCGACAGCCGGATTGGCGACGATGATGTTGATGACGATGTTGGTCAGAAGATCAACGACTGCTGCTCGCATTATGGCCTCGTGAAGCTAAGGGAAAGCGTCACGCGAGTAATGCTCGTTGGCGTCCCCGTGACGCTAAAACGAAGGACATCCCCCGCGACAATCGCGGTAGAAGCCCAGACACCAGAGGTGGAAGCTTGCGCCTTTGTAGCCGACGTAATCGTTGGCACACCACCCGTGGCGATAGATGATGTCGGCGGATAGGCGGAATACGTTGATCGAAGCACGTCCACAACGATGGACCCGCTCTGATCAGCTAACAGGGTCCATTGAGTGATCGTGCAGGCAAACGTGATTTCCAGATCACCCTTTGAGCCGCTAGTGATCACCGATCCACCGCCATCGATCACAAACTCAATAGCGCCATTTCCCGGGCCTGTCGCCCCAGTAACACCCGTGGCCCCGGTAACACCAGTGGCACCGTTAGGCCCAGTCGCACCGGTCGGGCCGGTCGCGCCCGTAACACCAGTAGCACCCGTCGTTCCAACACCGGTTGCGCCCGTGACGCCAGTCGCCCCCTGCGGCCCAGTCGCACCAGTAACGCCGGTTGCACCGGTAACACCAGTGGCACCAGTAGTGCCAACGCCAGTGGCTCCAGTGACGCCCGTGGCCCCAGTAATGCCAGTAGGCCCGGTGACACCAGTAGCACCGGTAATGCCAGTTGCACCGGTTACGCCAGTCGCCCCGGTCACGCCGGTTGCTCCAGTAACGCCCGTGGCACCAGTCGTGCCAGTCGTTCCTTGCGGGCCAGTCGCACCAGTGACACCGGTCGCACCAGTGACACCGGTCGCACCAGTGACGCCTGTAGCGCCGGTAATGCCAGTTGCACCAGTGATACCGGTCGGGCCGGTAACGCCAGTCGCCCCGGTAACGCCCGTAGCGCCTTGAGCGCCGGTTGTGCCTTGCGGGCCAGTGGCCCCCGTCACGCCCGTAGCGCCCGTAACACCGGTTGCGCCAGTGATGCCGGTGGGGCCGGTCACGCCAGTCGCGCCCGTAATACCAGTCGGGCCAGTGACGCCAGTAGCACCGGTAATGCCAGTGGCACCAGTGACGCCCGTAGCGCCCGTAACGCCAGTGGCTCCAGTGACGCCCGTAGCGCCCGTAATGCCGGTTGGACCAGTCACACCGGTAGCGCCCGTAATGCCGGTAGCACCCGTGACACCGGTAGCACCGGTAATGCCTGTAGGCCCAGAAACGCCAGTCGCGCCCGTAATGCCGGTCGCGCCTGTAACACCGGTAGCCCCCTGAGACCCCGTTGCACCAGTTACACCAGTAGCCCCAGCAACGCCAGTTGCACCCGTGACACCCGCACCCGTTGCCCCGGCAGGACCGGTCGCACCTGCGGAACCAGTGGCACCGGCTACACCAGTAGCGCCAGTGGCACCTTCAACGCCAGTCGCCCCCGGAGGGCCGGACGGCCCAGTAGGGCCGGTCGCGCCTTGCGTCACGGCATAGTTGATAAGCTGCTGCGTCGTGGCGCGCCGGGACTGCCCGCCTTGCACAACTTCAAGCTGTTCTGAGCCGTTCAGCGCAACCGCAGCGGGGAGATTTGGGATCTGAATATTGGCCATCAGAGCGATCCGGTCTGCGGGATCCCCATATCATATGGCGTCCCCACGTTGGTGGCGGTGATCAGGGTAGTGGTGGTCAGGATCGCCGTTCCGGTCAGAACCGGGCTTACCACCCTATAAGTGAAGGTCACCGGATCGATGACGGTGACATCGTAAAAGCCATTGGTGATAGTCAGCGACGTGCCTTCCACAGAGGCATAATTCCCGCTCACCATGCCATGCGGATCGCTGGTCACGACCGTAATGTCATTCGTGCCATTCGCCGTCATGGAGGCCACGCTCAGGCGAGTGCTGTACATAGCAGCCCCCTGATCGAGGCCGGGCTGCTGATTGAGCGTCGATGCCGTGGGGCCAACCTGCTGCGTGACGCGGAAATCCCCCGTCGCCTCGTCGTCATCCGAAGTGACGCGGAGCGCGCCCTGCGGCATCGGAATGCCGGTGAACGGGTAAACAGCACTCGGCCCCGAGGTCATGCGATAATCGGGGATAGGCGTCACATATTCCTGAACGCGCGGGTTCGTGATCGGCACAGGATCCGCAGGCAGGACGATGGCGCGAAGCTGCTGCTGTGCCTCATCATAACAGGGCGGGCAAACCAGAATGCGGATGTTGGTCAGAGAAGCGCCGCGCCAGTCGTACTGCCACCGCAGATCGACATGGTTGTACCGGAAGCCGCAGCGATCACATATCGCATGCGCCTGAGGGTTCGACGGATTTGTTCTGGCCCGACCGGCCTGAGATGCATAAGCCATGGACGCATCCTATCAGGGGCGGAAGTAACCTGCCAGTTGCGGGGAGATAAACTGCTGCGCCGTTTCCACGTTCTGAGCAGCGGCGATTTTGTAGCTTTCGTCGGCCACAGCCTTCAGTTCCACCGCAATCTGAGGGTTCCAGATTTTGGCCAACCGGTATGCAAGGCCATCGGCAAAGGCTTCCATCCATAGGAACGGGATGTCGACGGTCTCACCATTCTGCAAATTGGAGGTCTGCGTCTGCACCAGCCGGTAATACTTCAGCGTCTGGGCGCTGTATCCATCAGGCACCGGCCAGAGCGTGATCTGCGGGCCATTGACGCTGAAAAGCTCTTCGTCGCCCGGGCCGCGCATGTCGGTCGGAGAGGTCAAGCGGTCGAACCAGAACACGGTGGTGAAACCGGTCTGCTTCTTGTTGGGGTAGGACGCATATTCCGTGCGGCTCACCGGCAGGATGATGCGGTCAACCGGCGGTGCGTTCTCATAAATGGTGCTGACATAGGCGTCGAGGATGACCACGGTGCTGGGGTCCACGGCGTAGGTCGAGCGACCCTCGATGAGAGGAACTTCAACCAGATCAACCTTCCACAGGTTAACGCCCTGATTGCTCCAGCTAGAGAGCATCATATTCGAGGCCATGCGGGCAGTCTGGTAATGCTCCTGCACCAGCGACGTGTTGCGAAGGCCCGCCATGTTGTAGGCGTACAGGACGATCTCGCCCAGCGCGGGATTGAAGTTGTAACTGCCGCTAGTGGTCATGGTAAGCCTCGCACAGAGACGGCGACGGGCTTACGAAACGCCGTTGCCGCCAGCCTGAAGAACAATGGTCGAAGTGGAGCCGTTGCCAGTCGCTTGAACAACACGCACAGCGGTCGCAGGAGCACTCAGCACAGCCGCGAGCGAGCCCGTCTTGGCAGCGAGATCCGAGAAAGACCACCAAATGCCAGTGCTGGGGGTCCAGCCATTGGCCTGAATATCATCCAGCGTGTACTGGACGGTATAGTTCGCGGTCCCGGTGACGGTAACGCCAATCGACACCGAAAACGGGGAAGTCCACGTGTCGAGAGCCACGATGCTGGAAGTGGTGATACCGCCAGAGGCGTCAGAGGTGGTTACGGTAATCGGACGCATGGCGCGGATCCTTTAGCTTTTCTTTGAGGCCCGAGAGACCCGGATATTATCTACCGCATTCGGGTAGGGGCGTCCAGCAGCGCGGGCCATAGCCTTGGCCTGAGACACCTGCTTATTCGTCATCGGCTTCGACCGATGGTCTTTCGGGAGATCTTTCTCCCAGACCGGCGTGTCCTTTTTCACGGGCACTTCCACTTCCTGAGAGCAAGCGCCTTACGCGTGGGCTCGCCATTCGGCTTCGTCATCGGGCCGGGCATGCCGCTCATGCGGGCGCAGAAACTGTCTTTGCGGGGTCCGCCTTCGGGCTGGGGGCGCTTAATGTCGTGCCCAGCCGCC